AACATGCAATCCCAACAATTGTCCATGAGCATTAAATAGAGGACTACCACAATAGCAATTAGCAGTAGTGGCAGAATGTTCTAAAAATCCATCATGTAATTTCAAGTCAGTGATCGCCAACTGTGGATTTTTTGTTTCCAAGCTGGTTGATATGAACATACCAAAAGATGTTTGATTATCCACGGTCGCAATAACCCACGTATGAGTTTTGGTCAAAGATAATTTATTCGCAGGTAAGGTACAGAAAGCAAGATCATCTGTATTATGTTGTTCCCAACATTCGATAGTTTTTAATCTAATTTCTTTACCCTCATGTTTCACATAAACATCATCAGTCAACTGATGTTCTGTGATGAACCAATATGATGGTCCCTGAGCGTATCGAGCCTTAATCAAAGATCCCCATATTTTATTAGGATTAGGGGCTTTTTCATTGTACATAACAACTCCATAATGCCATAGATTGTCCATGGAAATAGAGGCATACTTGGAAGCTGATTGTTTTTCAGTCTTCTTTTCAACCTTGATGTTACGAGCAAGAATCCTTTCTGGAGGTGTAGCTAGGGGTTGCGGTTTAGTGTAAGGGTGTTGTGGCTCTTCTTCATCCTGAACGTCACGAGAACCAATTTTCCACCCACACTTAGGACATTTGCCAAGATTATCTTGAAACAAAAATGGCCAACTCTTTTAAAATTTCCCTTTATGCATACAGCCCTTACCACATTTAACAAGGTTTTTATCCTTAAAATTAAATCTTGGAAGTTTGATTTCAGCTTCCTTTGGTTCAGGCTTTTTTGGAGATTCTTTATTTTCTTTTTTCTCCTTTTTATCCTCCTTATATTTAGGAGTAGTTTTTACTCTAGGTATAAAACTTTCAAAACTACTCTTGAATGAATTTCCTCGTGTTAACGCAAATATCTCTTGTGATATATCTAACATTATTTCCACTTCAAGAGGATGTAAGTAATCATAATCATAGAAGTCTTCAACTAAACGGTCATACAATATAGCTTCGGCAGTTACTTTCGTAAACTGTTTTCCGTTGCTAGCTCGGGCATAACCATCGTAAAAATCTTTCCACAATTCGTTCCACATATCCTCAAATTCAATCCATTCTTTTTCCCATTGTTTATTGTTTTCCCAATTTCCATGAGATTTTCTATCATCCCAAATATCTAATCCAGCAGACCATTTAGATCGTAGCTGTGAGTGATAGTCCTCATAATAAGCATCTTTTTCAGCATCCGATTTAAATTTTCTTACATCTCTATTAATTTTTTGTTTTAGATCTTGAAAATCTTTTTCGGCTCTTTGATTAGTTGCTTTTCGGATTCGGGTTCCAACAGTAGGATTTCGTTGAATTCTACCCTCAGG